TTTCATCAATATTAACATTATTATCAATAGTAATATGATTATCATTAAAAGAAACTTTTTTTTCAACAGATTCTAATTTTATATTTTGGGAATTATTTACCCAGTTTTCAGCTTCTTTGGACATTTTTGGTACTTCTAATTCTCTTTCTCTATTTGCCATTCTTTCTGCTATTAATTTATCCATTTCACTTCCTATAGGTCTATCTTCATGTGTATTTACATCGTTAAAATTAGGTTCTTGTGGTATTTTTGGGTTCATTAATGTATTTAAACTATCTTGTTGCTCTTTTAATTTTAAATTGAAATTAGATTCTCTTTGTTTTTGTAAATCTTCAGATTTATATATCACTTGTATATTGGATGGTACAGATTGTTTATTTTTTTCTTTATTTATTTCTGTAATAAGATTTTCTATAGTTATTTTATTAATTTCCATTAATGATAATGGAATATTTATATTTGTTTTATGAATATGTTGAATAGTATTTTCAAATATAGTTTGAATATTATTAAACTTATCATTATTAATATTTGAAAAAATGTTATTTTCCTGTAATATTCCCCATAACATTCCTTTGTTATCATTACTAATATAATCTTCCATATATGAGTAATAAATATGATATATTTATATTTTAATTTTTAATTTATATTAAAATATTTTTGTCTTAGTTCAAAAACTTCTTTATCTGGTATTTTATGTTCTAAAAAATACTCTTTATTTTTATCTTTTAACATTTGAATGATAAAATATAAAGAATACATACCACATTCAGATTCTGTTTTTTGATGTTCTAATTTATTGATAAGTATATCAAAATTAATACCTAATTGTTTACCTTGATTATCGATTGTTTTAATTAATTTTTTAACTTGTGTTGGTGGTTCATTTCCATTACTATCAAAATAAATAATAAAGTTTTTTTTAATATTAACAAATAATGCAATCCAATGTTCACCATCTTTATAATGTGGATGTGTATTTAAAATAATACCTATTTTATTTTTATGCTTTTTAATACTATTACTTAAATTAAAATTACATAATTCTTCCCATACACATTCTCCATATAATTTATGATGATCATAATCTATTGGTGATGGTCCTAAGAATTCAAAACATTTATAAAATTTTTCATATTGTTTCATAACAGATTCAATATCTAGACTACTTAACCATTCATTAGGACTTTTTTTCCATTCATATGGTGCTTTCGGAGCAAAAGTATAATTTAATAAATCATTATCTACATTACCATCCATAAATTTGCTTCGTAACCAACACGATTCTTTACTACAAACATGAGACATTTTTTCCTTTAATTCATGCCATATTTTTTTTGTATCATTAGTAGTTATTTTGTCTCTAGGATGTCGTGCATTCCAATATTTTTTTATTTTAAATAAAGAATTATTACTATAACAAGAAAAATTATTACCACCTGGATTAGGACTACAATTTAACTGTTTGTATTTTTTATCAGTATTGCGATAACTTTTCTTAGTTACATTATTCTTTGTTTTTTTTCTTTGTGTCTTCATAAATATTATTTATATTTTTCTTTTTCAATCCCTTTAATTTATGTTCTTTTGTTTTTATTTTTACAATTTCTTTCTGAGGTAAAATTTTTTGTTTCGTTTTTTTATTATTATTAATTACAAAAGAATCTAAATTAATTTTTTTTACTTCTGGTGGTTTTAAAAATAAGTAATCGCATTTATTATATTCAGTATTATAGGTATTACTAGATATATCTTCTATTATTTTAGTATCATTTTCAATAGCATTATATTTTTCTTGGATAATATCTTTTTTATCTAAAAATTTCAAATATATAATACATGATCTTATATAACTATTAAAACAAGTATATAATTGTGTATCTTCTACTTCCTTCCTAAATAATTTCTTTGTTAAATCTAATATTCGTTTTTTGTAAAATTTTGTATCATTAATTAAATTTATATCATTACAATGTTCATTTTTTTTCATAATATTATCATATTGCGTTTTATTAGCAAAGCCATTTAATGTTATATTATCTAATTCATTCATTGAAACATCCATTTAGATATTTCAATGAATATATTTTTTATATTTAAACATACAAATAATTATTTTAACAAGATGAATCTTTCAATTGATATCTAGTATGATTATTAAATAATTTATTACCTAAATTTAAAGTATTAGGATTAAAAGGTTCTAAATCTGGTTTATCAAACAATAACGGATGACTTTGTTTTTGTGGAACATAATCAACTTTTGTTTGATATAAGTCACTATTACTAGAAGGTACAAATTCAGATTGTTCGCAATTTTGTAATGCAAAAAATTGATTTCTCAAAGTAGATTCAGTATTAATATTATTAGAAAAACCATTCCATGGTGCTTGTGCTGTTCCTGGATTAAATGTATTATTAAGAGAATAAGGTGTGTAAGTATTCAGAGGAACAGAAGTTTTTTTATATTGATCCAATATTGGCATATATCCATATTTAGTAGGTACTGGACGAATGCTATATTGTGGTTGTAAACTATTAGATGGAAGATTTCTATCAGATATTCTATTATTAATTTCATCTACTCTTTCATGATTACAAGTATATAAGCCATTTATAACTCCAAACATAGGACTCATTAATATATATCAATAATATATTATTTTCGTAAATATATATAAATTTATCATATTTATATGTATTATAGTTGTATATGTGTGGTATATTTGCGTTATTTAATAATTCAGTTTCATTAAATGAATTGGATGAATATACTATTGATTATATTAAGAGTAATTTTAATAAGGGACAATGTAGAGGTCCAGAAAATTCAATACTAAAATTTATAAATAATACTATTTTATTTGGTTTTCATAGATTGGCTATTAATGGTTTAGATGATATTTCCAATCAACCAATATGTATAGATGGTGTTTATTTAATTTGTAATGGAGAAATATATAATTATAAAAATATTTATAATCAACTAAAGATTAGTCCAAAAACAAATTCTGATTGTGAAAGTATTATTCATTTGTATAAAAAATATGGTATTAAATATACATTACAAAATTTAGATGGAGTATTTTCATTTGTTCTTTATGATTCAATAAAACAAGTTACTTATATAGCTAGAGATCCATTTGGTGTTAGACCCTTATATTTTGGTATTAATAAAGATACATATGGAAATGAAAATTATGTATTTTCATCTATATTGAAACAAATAACAGATATTTGTCCACAATGTTATAATTTTAAAGCGGGTACCTATATGAAAATATCTCAATATTTATCTAAATATATTTGCTCTTATGTTTTTAAAAAATATACTAATTTTAATTATGACCATAATAGTATTAATAATAGTGTTATTGGTAGTTATTATCAATATAATCAAATAATATATAACACATTATTTGAAGCTGTTAAAAAAAGAGTTATTACAATGGAGCGAAATTTAGCTTGTTTATTATCAGGAGGTTTAGATAGTAGTCTAATATCTGCATTAGTATCTAAATTTGTACCTTCAGGTAAATTACAAACCTATAGTATTGGTATGATTGGTGGTTCTGATTTAACTTATGCTAAAATGGTTGCTAAACATATTAATTCCAATCATACCGAAATCATATTAACAGAAGAAGAATTTTTTAATGCTATAACAGATGTTATATATAGTATAGAAAGCTATGATACAACTACAGTTAGGGCTAGTGTTGGTAATTATTTGATAGCAAAATATATATCTAAACATAGTGATGCCAAGGTTATTTTTAATGGCGATGGTTCAGATGAATTAACTGGTGGATATATGTATTTTCATAATTGTCCATCAGATATAGAATTTGATTTTGAATGTAAACGATTATTGAAAAACATACAATTTTTTGATGTATTAAGAAGTGATAGATGTATTTCTGCCCACGGATTAGAAGCAAGAACTCCTTTTTTAGATAGAACTTTTGTTCATTCTTATTTATCATTACCTATTAATGTTAGAAATCATAATAATGGCGATAAAATAGAAAAATATTTATTAAGAAAATCTATTGAAACGATTGAACCAAATTTATTACCATATGATATTTTATGGAGAGCAAAAGAGGCTTTCAGTGATGGTGTTAGTTCTCAAGAAAAATCTTGGTTTGAAATAATTCAATCAAAATTAGAAGATAAATATTCTAATGAAAAATTTGAAGAGTTAAAAAAGAAGTATGAATTTAATCCACCTACAACAAAAGAACAATTATATTATAGAGAAATATTTGAAAATTATTATCCTGGTAAAGGTTATATTATTCCTCATTTCTGGATGCCTCAATATACAAATGCAAATGATTCTAGTGCAAGAAATTTAGATATTTATAAAGATAAGATAAAAAATCGTAGTCTTAGTATAGATGATTATAATATAAGTGATAGTGATGATAATGATAATGATAATGATAATGATAATGATAATGATAATGATAATGATAATGATAATAGCGATTTTTCATTA